ATGTTCCATGAAAGAAACTTTCTAATAATAGTCTAAGTGATTCTACCCAACCCTCTCTTGTATCAGGTATCTCAAATATTTCTTTGTTTCTACTCTTATTTATACCCTTTACTACGATTTCACCAGCACCTTTAGTATCAAAACCGACACCAACACCTAACATAGAGGCATCCATAAGGAAACAGAATGGTTTTGAATAGTCTTCTTTGATTGTTGATGTTGATACGAATGCACAGTTATTTAGTGCTGCATATAACCCTTTTTCTTCGGTGATTGCTGTTCCCATAGCCCATAAACCACGACCAGGTGGTAGGAACTTCATATTAAATATTCTGTCGTACATTTCTTGTGCTGATTTTTGAGCTTGCCATGCGTTCCAACCCAACTGATAGTTATCAATGTGATTTTTTTGCATCGAGTAAGTTCCTTCTACAACTCTTTGAACTGTTTCCCACCACCTCTCGTTTTTACCATCGTCTTTAATACGAGAATATGTTCTCATGTAAACTAATTCTCCTAACCCATTAAAACCGAAAGGTGCTTTCTTTCTCTTATACTTACTGACGAAATTTTCTGATAACTTAAATTTTTCCATTTTCTTCTGGCTCCTCCTATTTCCTGTAAACTTTATACAATGATAACTATAATATATATCAGATTAAAAACAAACTATTTAATTTTTTTACTATTTTTAAATAATTTTTTCTTATTAGTTTTATTCAAAGCCATCTACATCACTTTGTTTCATGTCGTTATACTTACTTGCCAACAATTGTCTCTTAAATTCTTCACTATTATCCATCTTACCTTGTTGTTCTTTACCTGGTTGAGTCGTGGATTCATAGATTTCTATCTGACCAAGATTAGTATTCATACTCATTGGATAAGTTACACCATCAATACCAAATCTATTCTTGATGATATGACATCTTGCAGTATGACTTAACTTATCTTCTGCTTTTCTACTGATACTCAATACGAAATCAGCTATCATAATCTTACTATATGCCTCTGCAATCTTTGTTGCTTCTATCACTTCTTCTTCTAATGCTGAACGATTTGCTTGTGATGCAGTCCATATTGGAACTTTGAACTCACCAGCTAATCCTCTCAAATCTTCATACACAGCACCTAACTGATGTCTCACCTCTCTCATACCACTATTATCTCTCAAGATATCAGCGTAATCAACAATAACCATATCAGGTTTTATATTCTTTAGTTCTAATTGTTTTAGATGTGCTGAAAGTGTATTAACAGTTGCTGCTCTTGTTGGGTAGTATTTAATAATCATCTTACCCTCAATAGAGTCAATGACTTTCTTCACTTCATCTTTTTGAAACTTAATGTTTTGTGTAGTTATACCACTAAAAACAGTATCATATCTTAAACCAACATATGTTTCATTCAATTCTAATGTATAATGAACTACAGTAAATCCTCTTTTCAAAGCACCTGCAGCGATACTCTGAAGTAACCAAGTCTTACCAACACCTGCTGGTGCAACTACAACACCTAATTCACCCTCACCTAAACCACCATCCATAATATCATTTGTAATATCCCAAGGCGTTTTTATCGTAACTCTTGTAGATTTAGTCAATCTCTCTTCAATACCTACATTGTAATCATGACCGATATCTACAGCAGTTCCAGCTTTCATAGCTGTATCTATAACTGTTTTTATACCATCATAGTTTTGATTTTCTAATAGAGTTACAGATTCCATGATAGCAGATTTGATAACTTGATTCTTACAAAACTCTAATGTTTTCTCTTGAACAAACTGTAAGTCTGTTGCTTCTCTATGTCTCCAAGCATCTTTTAGTGCTTCTACAACTGATATCTTTAGTATATCATTCTCAACATCATCTATTGCTATCTTAATAGCTTCTAATGTGGGTGTGGTTTTATACTTTATAAAGTAGTTATGTATCTCTTTAACCAACCACTTGTTAGAATCTGATTCAAAGTACTCTGGTTCAAGCACTTCCATAATAGTCTGTAGGAACATCGTATCAGTTAAACAAGATGCTATAACTTTAGATTGGAATGATGTTCCAAATTCGACTAAAGAACTATTATTGTTCTCCATATATTTCTTTCGTGAGTTTTGTTTTTGATAAATTTAATTTCTTCTGTCTATACTTATCTTTCATCTTCTTCAAAATGCTATCTTTATTTCTGTAGTAGTAATCCATTTGCCATTTTCTTTGAGCTTCTTTCTTTTCTTTGGCAGTAAAATACATTTTTTTTCTACCCATCAGTTTGCTCCGCATATTTATCCATCGTGGTAAATGTTTGAGCTAACCAACTACTTACATTTGGTAGATTTTGAAATAATCTATCTTCCATAAACATGGCTTCAAATTTGAATTTTACTAAACGTCTGATAGGACCTCTGATAACATCGATTAATTTTGTTTTAGTTGAAGCACTTATGTTTACATCTTCTAACTGCATCAACTTATAGTTACGTTCAAGTAACTCCTTGTTCTGTAATATTTTCACAAAGAAGTTTCCATCATCATCTTTGTGTTTGTGTGCATATTTGTATATCTCTTGTAGACTATAATTATTATTCTCAACTCCCAAAGTTGGTATATTTTTTACCAATGTTTTAGTAGCTATTCCTTTTACACCATTTATATTGTCAGACTTATCACCCTCAAATATTTTAGCCATAATAAAGTTCTCTGCAGTTACACAATACTCTTCCAAGACTGCTTCTCTATCATATAATTTCTTTTTTGTGGGAGACCAAACTTTGATATCGTCTGATACTAATTGTAGGAAATCTTTGTCGGTTGACATGATAATCTTTTCACCATCGGGTATTACACTCTTTGCGATATAAGCTATAGCATCATCTGCTTCGATACCATCTACGGATATATTAGTTACTGGTAATAATTCAAGATACTCTGCAACTCTTCTAAGTTGTAGATACATATTCCGTCTCTCATCTTCTACGTTTTCTAAACCTGCTACTCTATTAACTCTGTAAGACGTTCTACGTTTGTTTTTGTAATCGGAATATAATTTACGGCGGCGGTTGCTCCCACCCTTGCCATCAAATACTATGATAACACGAGTGGGATTAAACATATTAATGGCAAATCCTATGCTTTTAAGGAAACCAACAATGCCACCAACATGAACGCCGTTGTCGTTTAAAGTTGGCATTACGCTAAATACTCTGATAAAAGTATTCAAGCCGTCAACTATTAGCACTTTTTTGTTTGTGTTCTGAAAGTTAACAGAACCACCTTTTTTCTTTATCTCATTCAGTATGGAAAGGTATCTGGCGTTTGACATCACTCACCAACCACCTCTTCCGTCTCAACTACATCATCTATTCCCAAATCCTTCATATCGTATTTCAATATAACTTTTTCGCATATCTGTTCGTAAACGAATGATTTGAAATCAGGGTCTGATAGTTTCTCTCCGAATTCTTTTGATTGAAACTTGTGTTCTGCTCCTAAGTGGTCTGTAAGTGTATACCATGCACCAGCTTGTTTTACAATCTTATGGTCTTTCATTACTTTTAACCAACTACCTACATCATCAATACCACTTTCAAAGTATAAAGGAAACTCACAACTTCTCAAAGGTGGACCTAATCTATTCTTGACAACTTGTGCAAGTATAGTCATACCAATAACGTGATTCTTTTTATCTTTGATTTGACCTTTGTTTTTCAATCTAACTCTTGTAGATGCGTGGAATGGTAATGCTTTACCACCACTTGTTGTCCAGGGGTCTCCGAACATCACACCTAATTTTTGTCTTAACTGATTAGTAAACACAAGAGCCACTCTCTGTCTACCAATCATTTGAGTAATTTTTCTCATAGCTTTAGATATAATGATTGCTTTACTTGTAGCCCAACCATCTTTATCAAAGTCAGCTTCCATCTCTACATTTGTAGATGCAGCTGCAAGTGAATCTACAAGGATAGTTACTAATCTATTTTTGTCTGATTCACGAACTTTGGATACAATCTCTTCTACTGCTGCAAATATATCTTCTACAGTTTCTAAATGTAGATACAACATATTGTTGATATCGACACCAATAACCTTTAGAAAATCTTGACTTACTGCAGTTTCAGTATCTATGTAAACTGCTACTCCACCTTTTTTCTGTGTCTCAGCTAAAAGATGTGCACCAACCAAAGATTTACCACTTGATTCTAATCCATTAAGTTCTGATATCCTACCTACTGCAATACCACCATTTGGTCTATTTGATATTGCCAAGTCTAACAATGTAGAACCTGTAGAGATGAACTCTTTTATATCTGTAGGTGTGGTGTCTGAACCATCAAGGAAATAAGCGACTTTGGTATCTTTGAATTGTTTATTTAAACTAGCGGCAAGTTGCCCTGCCAATTCGTCTCTTGTTGACATATAATGTCTCCTAAATTTATATAACTTAGGGGAGCGAAAGTCGGAACTCGCACTCCCCAACTTAGTTTTCTTCTATTAGTTATTAAACAGATCGTCAAATGCTGCTGAAACATCCTCAGTTGATTTTACATCTTCTTTAACTTCGGATTTAGTTACAGGTTGCTCTTGTGATTCTTCATCACCCTCTTCTGGATTCAACCAATTATTTAGAACTTCAGTTAGTTCTTCATAGGTTTGTTCCTGATAGATTTCGGTGATGTCCTTTTGATTATCCATAAGATTCTCAAGAAGAGTTGCATCTTCCGTAATCGGGGTTTGATTTGGTTTAACCCTGATTGTTGTTTTTGGAAACGAAGCTCCAACTTCCTCTGCTGTCTTGAACTCTACAGTAATATCACGACCATTCATTGAGTCGGTGATGTCACCATAATCAGGATCAGCGATGATGGAAAGCAGTTCTTGATAAACTGTTTTACCAAAACCCCAAAACTTAACACCTTGATTCTCTTCACCACGAATTACTACTGGAGCAAACGTTCTCATTTTGGATTCAATTTTACGAGCTAATTGATAGTCTTCCTTGTTACCCGAAGCTTTGAGTTTTTGAGAAAACTCTTCGATTGGGTCTGGACGACCGAATGACATTGGTGAAAGATAAGATTTTCTACCTAAATCATAATGGAAAAATAACTCGATGAAAGGGTTGTCCTTATTAAATTTATAAGGTACGATTCTTACTTGAGTTGTGCCGGGTGACGGCTTCCATAGATTTGAGGTACGATTGTTTGTGATTTGAAGTTGACCTAGACGCTTCTTCAGTGCGTTAATATCCATTAGATATCTCCTATTTGTTATTCATTAAGTTTAATTGTTCAATTGTTATTGTTACTGTTTTTTGTGTAACCATTTTCATACATAAATAAGTATTATATATATTCCCCAAAATGTAATTTATTTTTCGTCAATATCAGATTTCCATGTTTTTGTATGTATTATTGAATATACCCTTGTTGGTATTTCATATAGCCCCTCTTCGTTTGTTAATAACATACGGTTTCTGTAGTTCTCCCAGGGTATTGGGAATGAGTTGTCTAATACACCATTGTTTAATGTCTTAACTAACTCATTAAGTGCATTAATTGTGTATAGAGAATTTGATTGTTTTTTTCTATGTATGGAAATAGTATCTACTGAACTCTCAATGTAATCATCAGTTGCTTCTACATTATATGTACATATCAATTGATGATAATCGTTCTCGTTCTGAAATACATATACCTTGTCGAATACTATATCGTTACAAGCTATAATCAAATCTATTGTTTCGTATAATCTATTTCTTTTACAAAATGTTGCTAATAGTTGTGTTTTCATAATTAATCATTCCTCTTTGAGTCGAAACACTCTTGCATATCGTTCGACCATTCAATTGTATTCTGTGTTTTTCCTGTTGGACCTTCTTTTGAACGATATGTCTTCTGACCTATCTCTCTTGACTTACCTTCTTTATTTACTGCAAAGATATAAACAACTTTTCCAGTAACTATGTCTGTTCCTGGTTTTTTTGTTAATCTTTCTGTTGTCTGTAATTGGAAGTTATCTTCAGCATCATTTAAATTTTTTACACCCATACAGTCTTTAAGTTTTTTAGGATTTACTGCTACACCTTCCATAACAAGTTGTGTATTTCTTCTTAAAATTCCTTTGTGGTCATTTTCATCTTTAGGTTCATCTATTTTATCTAAATGTAAAAATTCTATAGCCTCTTGAAAACCCAACATATCACCCATTTTTTTAGTTACACCATTTCTTGTTTTAGCTTCTAAACCATTTAATTCATCAACCAATTTTCTCTGTGCATCTAAAGCTTCTTCTCTTGTT